TCAGTTTTTGCTTTCCTCTGAGCTGTACTCCACATCGGAGAGCTTAACCTCAAGCTCCAAGCCCGTCGTGAATCCATTATTATTCAGATTGTGAGTTACCTTACTGATTAACCAAGACTGCTCGTCTATGACGCGCTTAAAGCCCGACACACGCACCGGTGTCTCAGGGAATAAATCAGCCCGGCCGAGCGCCAGTGTAATTGAAAACTCCGCAACGCCTCGCTGCAACTTATCCCACTTAGCCTGAGCGGCTCTCATCGCCTGAGCCTTTGAAGCGTAGACCGTCGTCAGCGCCAGCACGTTATCTGCCTCACCGGCCATATACTCACCCTCGCGCGCTTCCTGCTCTTTTTTGGCCTTTGTCTTTTTGCTGACTGGCTTTGCTTTCGGGTGTTCCAGTGCGCGCAGGTGCTTCTCTTTTGGTTTACGTTTCAGCGTGACCTTCTGCTTTTGCGGCTTCGGGTCTTTGGTGTGCAGCCATTTTGCTGTTACGCCGGTATAAGCCCCACGGTCGGCAATAGCAAACTGATGGCGGTCACCATCACTGCGGGTCAGTGTCATTTGTGGGACTGGTTTGCCGCTGGCCGTCACTGCACTACCGGCTTTCAGAAACAGCAGTTTCCCCGCTTTCACTGATACTGTCGCCCCGTTCCGCTCAGCCAGTCTGGTCAGAAATACTGCGTCGGACTCCTGCGACTGGTCGATATGCGGTACCGGGATTTTTTTCAGCGAATCCGCGACGCTGGCCGTCAGTTTATTGCGTTTTGCGATGGCACTGACCAGCTCACCGAGAGTGGTGTCGTGCCATGATTCCTCACGCCGTGAATTGAGCGTTCCGCGAAAATCTGCGCTACGCGCACGAATGGTCAGCGTATCAGGCGCGCCCCGGTGCTCAATCTCATCAACCGTGAAATCGCCCTTATTCAGAAGTGCCGAACCCTGCCAGCCAAGCCACAGTGTCAGCACCGCCCCGCGCAGGGGTAACTCGACTTTGCCGTCAGTATCGTCGAGCTCAATGTCGAGCTGGTCAGCCTCAAAACCCCGGTTATCTGTCATGGTGAGAGAAATCAGTCTGTCACTAAAATTGCTGGTAATGTCCTGGCTGTTCAGCGTCAGCATAAATGCCGGGGCAAGGCTTGCCCCGGCATCAATGGTCATGCCCGTCATCATGCAGTCAGCCCTCCGAGCATACCCTGTAGCTTATCGGTCAGCTTACCGGCTGTGCCAAGCAGCTCGTTGGCCTGCTTATTCAGGTCACCAAACATCGCCGCCAGTGATTCGTCGACCCGTTTCAGTGAAAGCGTGAAATCAATCTTTCTGGCTGCGCCATCACTGAAAAATTCAGTGTGTGTGGTCGAGACTTTATCGACGATATACATCCCGAGAATATTGCCGGTACCCTCAATCAGCGGCCACGCTCTGCCCTCGTCGGCCATCAGTTCAACAGCCCTCAGTGATATACGGCCACCGGTAATGGCAGGATAAAGCGTACCGGCAAGCTGAATTGAGGTCTCCCCCTCACCGAGAAACTGATAAGCGGGAGGTTTACCAACCCTGTCATTAGACACCCAGCGGTAATCCTTCGAGTGTTGCATCGACTGATAAGGCAGGGTGCGGAGTTCAAACACAAACATTCCTAGTGCAAGCATCATAATCTGTGTCTCCTCAATCGTGCATCATGCTGGCGCGGGCTTTGGCTCGCTTGTCGCGTTCATACTTTTCTAACGCATCCTGCAACTGATTACCCAACTGACCGCCCGGAGCGCCACCACCCGGCAGGGTGATTTGATAGGTTGGGCTGCTTTGGTCAATGTAGGTACGACCAGCGGGAGCCGTGACGGGCTGATAAGCCCGATACCCACCAAGCGAGCTGGTCGTCGGAATATATCCTCCGCCCTGACCAACCGGCTGCACTTTCGCTGTTTCCTTATCAATGCTGCTCGATTCTTTTTTAACGAGGCCTAGTTTTTCGAGAATTACATCGAGGCCACCACGCAGCTTATTGAAAATATTCAGAGGCAACATCAGCGCATCGGCTAGCGCCTGACCAAATATGACGCCGACATTTTTGCAGCTATCAAGCGTTTCCTGTGTGGCCTTGACCGGTGCTATCAGGTCTTTAAACCACCGCCAGACGCCGCGCAGTTTCTCGCCGAGACCATTAAAAATGGGAGCCAGTGGAGCGAACATTTCCCCGACAGGGGCAAAGGCGCTCATGATGCCCTCAATCACCCCCGAGAAAAATGCGCTGATGGGCTCCCAATATTTACGGATGAGTAGCGCCCCGGCCACAATCGCCGCCCCCACTGCGACAATCGGCCAGGTAATCGCGCCGAGTGCGGTCACAATGGCGCTACCGGCAACAGTAAATACCGTACCCATCACGCCGGCGGCGGCAATGATGGCGTTAATCCCCATGACAACCGGCCACGCAACGAGACCAATGCCGCCGATGATACCAATCAGAGCAAGTGCGCCCCCGGCAATAATGCCGATAGTTGTCGCCAGACCTTTGTTTTTCTGGATCCAGTCGTCGAGCTTTAACACGTATTGTGTGGCGGTTTGGGTGAGTTTACGCAGAGAGCCCTCTTGCTGGTCAAAAAGGTCGGTACCGACGGCCTCATAAGCCGAATGGAACTCTTTAAAGTCGCCGCCGAGGTTATCCTGCATAACCTTAACCAGTTCCTCGGTTTTACCGTCCGAGGCTTTAAACGCGGCAGTGAGCCGGTCAAGTTTGCCGCTTGAGGCTGCTTCCATCAGTACCGCCGCCGCCGAGCTGGCCTCCTCGCCGAAAATGGTTTTCATGTACTCGCCGCGCTGGCTTGTCCCGAGGTTGTTTTTCTCAAAGCTGCGCTGCATTTCTTTCAGGATGGAGAATATCGGGCGCGTGTTCCCCTTGCTGTCTGACGTTTTGACGCCGAGTTCCTTAATGGCCTCAAACGCTTTTCCGGTGGGAGCCTGCAGGCGGCTGAGAATGGCGCGGCTACCCGTACCCGCCATTGACCCGGTGATTTTGGCGTCGTGCAGCGCACCGACCATTGCGGCGGTTTGCTCGATGCTCACCCCGGCATTTTTCGCCACTGGCGCGGCATAGGTCAGCGCGTCGCTCAGTCCGTCAAAATCGGCGGCGGTTTTGTTCATCGTCATCGAGAGAACGTCGCCAATGTGAGCAATCTTGTCGTTTGAAAGTTGAAACGCTGATTTCATCCCGGTCAGCAGAGCAGCGTTTTCCTCCATTGAGCGCCGGTTTGACAGCGCCATATTCAGCGTGACTGGCGTCGCCGCCTGAATGGCAGCAGCGTCACCGCCGCTTTTCGCAATGATGATTTGCGCGCTCGCTGCGTCATCTGCAGAGGCTGCAGTATTGTCGCCGAGCTGGCGAGCCTGTTTGCGTAGCGCCTGCATTTCTGGCGACTGTTTATCAACCCCGAGCACAGCCTGCAGCTCGGAATTTTTCTGTGCAAAGTCATAACCGGGCATCAGTAATTTAACCCCGGCCATCGTTCCCGCCGTCGCAATACCGACCCCGGCAGCACCTGCAGCAGCCATGTTACCGGCAAGCTCTTTACCTGATTTATATCGCTCTTTCACGCGGCTTAATTTCGCCTGCTGCGCACTGACGCGCGCCAGTGCCTCGCGCTGGCGGTTAAGCTGCGCTGTTGTTTCGCTGATGGATGTTTTGAGCCGACGTTCATCGGCAGACAGGGTGCGGGTATTAATACCGGCCTGCATCAGTTCGGAGCGCTGACGCTGTACCGACGTTCTCAGGCTGTTGTATTTTGTCTGCAGCTCAGAAGCGGCACGCTTTGCCGCTTCGAGTGCCTGCGCCTGCGCGCGGGTCGGACTGGTGGTGTTTTTAAACTGCACAGCCAGCTCACCGGCTTCGCGCTTCGCCTTGTCAAGCGCCTGACCGGTTACGGCCAGTTGCGCGCTTGCCTTACGAAAACCGTCGATTTTCGACGCCTGACCGTTCAGGTCACGCAGCCCTTTTTGTGTGGTACGAATATCACCCGACAGGGTTTTACTCGCAGTCTGGATAGATTTAAGCGGTCGGGTCGCCTGGTCGACCGCTTTCAGCAATACCTCAAGCCTCAGGTTATTACTCATTGTGGTTTCCGCTACGTTGCAGCGCCTTTTCGCGCCATGTGATGAGCTCGGTCAGGCTCAGGGAACAGAGTTCTGATGGCGGCCAGTGGAATATCACTGCGATATCCGCCATCAGGTCATCGGTCGACAGGTCTGGCGGGAAGTCTATTCCGCCGAAGCCGGTGACAAAAAACCAATCACCTTAGCGGCCAGCGACAACATATCGGGCAGGTTCATCGCGGTAAGCTCCTGCGTGGTGAGCGCGGGGTAGGTCATACGGGGCAGCACCTTAATCAGGGCATCGACCTCAGACTGCGCCACCGCCGCCAGACTGACGCCGCGCAGGGTACCGGCGTTCGGCTCAATCAGGGTGACTTTATCAATCGTCTGACCGGCGCGCTTAATCGGTTTGTCCAGGGTCACGACATTCGGGTTTACGGTGTCAATTTCATTGCCAGCCGTATCAATAAATTCAGCGGTTTTACGTGGTGCTTTTGCCATGATGTTTTTCTCTGTTTTGAATGGGGTTAATAACCGGCCAGCAGTGCTGACCGGTCAGGGAATTACAGCCCGATTGCGCGGCGGTGCTGTTCCAGACGGTCGACGCCGTTCACCTTCTCGACCATGTTGACGGTGTCGATTTCGATGACGTCGCTGCCATCAATCGTGAGGCGGTAGTAGGTGCAGACAGTCGACAGTTTGGTCGAGGTGTTTTCACCCTGCTTATTCTCGCCGCCGTCGATTTCTTTATGACGGCCACGCATGACCACCTCGACCGCCACGATTTCGCCGGTATCGTCGCGCTGGTAAGAACCGGCAAAACGCAGCGGCACAGCATCAGCACCCGGGGCGGCGTACTGCGCCCACAGCGCCACATCAGGCAGGCCACCGACAGACCATTCGACGGTGAGCGCATCATCGTCGAGGCCGAGGTCAATCGCTGCCGCGCCATTCATACCGCCGCCGCGATAGTTTTCGAGCTTGCGGGTCAGTTTCGGCAGTGTCACGGATTCAACAACACCCATGTAGCTGAGGCCGTCATTGAACATATTCAGATATTTGAGTTTACGGGGTAGTGCCATGTTATTTCAGGCTCCTTAGCTGTTGACCGATTCGGCCAGATTCACCAGATATTTATCGGTGATACGCTGGCGCAGGGTCAGGCTTTCCAGTGGCGGAACCGGTGTATAGTCGTAGTCGATATACAGTTTCCCGGCCTTGAGGGTTTCCTTGTCGTTCGATTCCTCATCGAACCAGCATTTACCCTCCACGATGTAGCCGTTTGATTTCAGCTCGCGGAATTTGGCGTTAATGCCGTCAACAATGTCACGAATGAGCGTGGCGGTAATGGGCTTGTCGATCGCCCACATGTGCGCCTCCGCCATCGTGTCGGCCAGTACCTGTGCGGTGCGGGTGTAGTTCTCAAACAGAAAAAGCGGGTCATCCGAGCAGGTGCGGTTACCCCAGAAGCGGAAACCGTCCTTGCGTACCAGCGTTGTAACCCCGGCCTCGTTGAGCAGGTCAGCATCGGTGCCGGATGCCTGCAAATCCCAGAACACTGAGGCGCTGATGCCGGTAACGCCCTGTACGCCAACGTTAGACAGGGTTTTGTGCCAGCCGACAGTCTGGTCGATGTAAGCACGCAGGCCGAGTGCACGCGCAGTGGCGTAAGCCGTTGCGGTGGTATTTTTGACGGTGTCCCACGCGAGGAAATCAGGCCAGATAACCATCAGCTCGCGCTGGCTGAAATTTTTACGATATTCCATCGCTTCGGAAATAGTCTTACATCCCCACGCGCTGACGTAAGCAAATGCACGTAACTTAATGGCAGCCGACGCAAGCGCGACCGCGACCTCTTTAGTATCCAGCCCCGGCACCCCAAGAATACGCGGCTTGACGCCGGTGACGGCCTGAGCAGTCAGGAGAGCCTTGATACCGGTGTATTTACCGTTCTCATCCGTACCTCCGATAATGTTGGAAACAGTCTGTGCGAGCGCAGCTTCCTCGTCATCGCCGGTTCCATCCTCAACACGTACAACAACAGTGACGGGTTTTGACTGGTCTGCGATGGCCTGCAGTGATGCAGCCAGCGTGCCTTTTTTACCGGCTTTCGCAATGGCGCTTTGCACATTGGTAATCAGTACCGGTTCATTGAGGGGAAATAGCGTGGCATCTGCATCGCTGGCTGTACAAACCATGCCGACGACCGCAGTCGCTACTGTGGAAATGACACGCGTACCGTCATTAATTTCGATGACCTGCGTGCCGTGGTGAAAATCACTCATCCGGTTAACTCCGTGGTTAAGGGGTGAGTATATTTTCAGGTCAGTACACAAGAGGGGGCTATTTGTACCGGCTGTCAGGTTGATGGCACAACGACAGGAAAAAGAAAAGGCGGGTAATAAACCCGCCTGAATATTTAGCGTGGTATATCCGGCCAGTCAGGCGCAGATGTATCCACCCGGTTTACCATTACGCTGTAGAGTTCCCATGCTTTAAGCCGTTTCATCTCTTCATCTGTGGCAATTTTTAGTTTTACTGCCCGTACCAGTGGTGCAATAGCTGATTCAGCTTCAGCAAGGCGGCGAACTTTTTCAGCCTCCGCCTTTTTACTCAGCTCTTCCGGCGAATAAACCCGTTGAACGACTTTACCGTCTTTAAACTGCCAGCCGCCTGAAATATCAGCGCGCCGGTTTTCTTCCGTATCAGGCACTTCCGCCACGCTGCGATTGTACGGCCATAACCCCGAAACATCCCGCGTAATACAGGTAATGACGCCGTTGTCGTCGTAAGTAAACTTCAGCGTCTCATCTGCAAAACGTTTCTGGCATTCGTACCAGTCCTGACCATCCTCTGATTTAAGGTATGCCGCACCGGGGAATGCCGGTGATTCCGGTTCATAAGGCGTAAAGTGTTTTATATTCTGCATGATTGTCCTCATTACACGCTCGATGCCGTTATCCATGTGCCACCAACAAGAAACTGAACGGGACGGTAATAGACCTTGTCGTCATCACCTTCCATTTCCCAGCTACCGTCAGTATGGAACCCTGTGACAACATTACCGCCGCCCAGTTGATAATCGCGCCATAAACCGCCGGAAATCGCCTGTGGCCCCAGTCTGACCGCCCTGACGAAATTATTATTAACCCAGTTACTCAGCCAGCCACCCCAGGCAGAACCAAAGATGTCGCCGTTATTCTGATAGATGGCCTCGCCTGCACGAAGCGTGTTAGCGGTGATATCTCCATTGACCGTAAAGAC